TTGTATTCTCCGTTGTATTGGCTTCGATACAGTTCCTAACTCAACGTCACCAATTCTGGCTGTAGCAGCAATCGTTCTCAAACCATCAGGAGATAAGAATAGCAGGTCACCGCCTATTTCCTGTACCGAGAAACCATCTGCACAACCCAGTGTTCTAGTTATTGGATCAACTCGCCAGTCGGCAATACTAGAACCTGTTAGGCGATAAATTTTATCTTTACCAAATACAAACAATCCATCACGAAATACTTTTAGTTCAACAATATTCGTATCAACTTTGATCGAACCTGCACCATTCGCTGCTGAAAAGTCTGTTTCTGCAAACGGGGCAGAGAACACAATTTCTTGTGGGTTAGTAGACATCCCCGCAAAGAAAACATGATCTTTAAATACTGCCACTGAAGCTGGATCAGCGGGAGCACCTGTAGCACTTAGAAGCGCATACGTTGAACCATCATAAGTAGCTGCTTGATTAACATCATCCACCATCACAACTTTAGTTGTATTCGTGAAATTGAACGTATCAAACTTATACCGACCAGCAGATGTACGAGTAGCAATTGAAGAACCCCAGCCTGTACCCGTACTAAATTTTAGTACATTACCTGCAGCAGCAAGTACCCCCTCATTAAAAATCTTAACACCAAGAATCGTGTTGGTGCTGTCTACTTGATTGCTATCAAACTTAGCGGAGCCAGATAGCCGCCTGTATCCTCCATTGATGCTGGGTTCAAAGTTTTGTAAAGTTACAGCAGCGCCCGGTGGAATCGCAAAGTCATCTTTATCTAAGATTAACCCACCACCTAAAGAGACTGTAACTGGAGATATTGCAGAAGTATCAGGCATATTTTACTAACTCGCTAAGGTAATTTCTTCTTCAACAAATGCAGAAACCACAAGGTCATTTGCAGCACCAGCTTGTGCTTTTAAAATATCCCCTGCCTCTAACATAATGTTTGCATTATCAATCCGATAAATATTATCCGCTGCAACACTAAGGGTGCTTAACAACGAATAGGTGGCACTAGCTGATGTATCAGTCCAAGAAAGTGTAATGTCGGCAGCATTACTGCCATCAACATTCGTAATAAATATCTCTCGAACTCGTGCGGTAAAATTAGCTGGGCAAGTGTAGACTGCAGTTAAGCTTGTCCCAGTCAACGATACCCCAGCATTTTTTAACCTTACAGCCACCTGAAGGTATCCTTTCTACTTGCCAAATATTTTTAACGCAATCGTGTGTGCTTTATCAAAAGACACACCTTCTTCCATAGCAACTTTCATTGCTTTCATATGTTTTTCCGTATGCCCTGGAACCGTTTTCCCCTGTTTATTTTTATGGGGCTTACGGTGAAGTTTTAAAAGTTCTTTTTGTTTATCCGTTAATTTTTTCATAGGCCCTTCCTGCTAATCACAACGACTACTATTCGTATAGGTAATAGCAGTCGCCTAACCCATTAAGAAACGCTGGCACTAAATGGAGTAGCTTCCGTTCCACTCGCAGTTAGGATACCCTTAACCATATACTGGTTAGAAGCAATATCAATAAGAGTAATTTCATCACCAATAGAAACACCACCTGTCGTAGTACCGTTCAACGTAATGGTATCCGAATCAGAGGCAGTATTAAACGTAGCCACTGTAGTGGCACTATCTTGATGAAGAGTAACAGAACCGTCAATCGTATCAGTAGCATCAGCAACCTTAATTACATAGTTGGATGTATTAACAACTGAGACAATAAATTGAAATTCTGCACCAGAACCCGTTGCAGCAGGAAGCGTAAAGGTAGCCGCTGCATCACCACCAACTTCGCCCATTAGCAGAATCCGTCCTGCATGATCGGCATTTGTCAGTGTTGCGGTTGCAGTTAGCGTAACCAAATCCCGGATAAATGATCCTCCAAGAGTAGTAGTACCCGCAGTAACCGTTAGGCCACCAGCCGTTACGGTTAGACCGCCTGAAGTGACTGTCATGCCATCTTCAACAAAGACATCTTCAGGAACACGAGAAATCCCTTGTGTCATTTTAAAACTAGCCATTATCTATTCCTTTCTTAGCTAAATTATAAATGGGAGGGATATATGACACATAGTAAGTGTGCCATATACCCCTTCTCCATATAGTTAATTGTTAGAAACTACGATTCGCAGTAGTTAAAGTTCTGCACAAGCGTAGCAATTAATTTCCATACCGACACAAACTTCGGTAATCTTTGGTGCATTCCAAGACATAGTACTACTCCTTTCTTTAAGTTAAACTTAAGACGCTACTAAGAAACAGTAGCACTAAACATGGTTGCAATATTAGAACCTGCAGCACATGTCACCATACCGCTTACGGTATATTGATTAGATGCTATGTCAATTAACTCAACATAATCACCTATAGCTCCTCCACCAGTTGTCGTGCCATTAAGTGTAATTGTATCCGAAGCAGCAGCCGTTACCATTGAACCAGCATCCGTCCCATCTGCATCAGTAATTACAATCTGACCGTCTATGGTGTCTGTGGCGTCAGCCACTTTAATTAAATAATTTGAGGTATTTACAACAGAAACAACAAATTTAAATACACTACCTGTGCCGGTTGCAGCAGGCAGAGTAAAGGTAGCAGCAGCGTCTCCGCCAACCTCTCCCATAAGAAGGGTTCTACCTGCATGATCGGCTGTAGTAATAGAAGCAGTTGCGGTTAGTGTAACAAGATCCCTTGTATGCCTATCGACATTTTGTTGAATTAGCCCTGATAATAGAGTCATCAAATGTCCTCCTAAGCCAATACGAGACGCATCGTTACATCTGTTCCACCAACTCTGGCGTAATTCAAATATTGTGAATTGCCTGCTTGTTTTGGTACGGTAAGAGAATGCAACCCTGCAGCCAACTTAACATCGTTAGCAGTGCTTACCGCAGCCGTGCTGGAAGCGCCAAAGTTTACATAAATCTCACCGTCTAGATGCATCGTTACTAAATTATAACTTGAAACATTAGTTCCGCCTGCTGTCGAGCCAACCGTTACTGCCGACTGTACATCCCAGAACATATTGTTTCCTTGTGGTATCTGTGTCATAGTTTTCTCCTATTTAAAATGACGATGAACTTGTATAGACAGAACTGATTGATCTTGGAATATAAGTAGATCGCACGTAATCATGCCGGTTAATAAGTAAGGTTTGCATATTCTTTATGCCTTCCTGAAATAGCGCAAAACTGCGCTCATACAGCGGGACTTCACTCCTATACAAATAAGCATACGCAACTGCTCCATCTACAATTACATGACCAAATCTATCAGGAATCGTTGTTGTGTCTCCATGAGCAGATAAGTCTGAACTTGGGTGCGTGAAGTAATCAAAAGATAAAGTGTATGCTTTATTCGGAAAAGGCCAAAGTCCATACGTATTATCTGGTTTTCTAAATATGTGAGTGGGGATTCCGCCTGCGTCAATCTGAGCAACAGTAGCTCCGGTTGAATGGCTGGCTGCAGTTGTGCTTTCTGCGCCTCTTGTTGCTCCCGTGAACGATGTTGAAGTTGTGCCAGTATACGTTATATTTTCTGTATTAATAATAATTGTGCCTGTTGAATCAAACGATGAAGCATCAGCAACAGATATAGTAGTGTCATCATCATCAATACCACTACTTAATGTAGTTGTTACAGTATCATCTTCTTGCTTTATATGCAATTCTAAATATTCGTGATAATCTAAAAACGATAACGCTCTAGCATCATTGCCTAAGCTTTCACTTTTTCTAATTCGTGCCGTAGCGTAATCTACATGCTTAGTATTTGATGGCAAAGCATAACTTACAACGCCAGCAGTTAAAGTTTGACTAGCAGTAGCATGATTAAACGGCCAATTAAACTCTCGCTGGTTAATGTAGCGGATCGCTTGGTTTACAGCATTTTTTGCTTGTGTTTGAATACCACGATCATCCGTAAAATCAGTTGAAGTAAGTTTCACTTCATTTAGTTTTACTAATACATCATTTGTATATGTTAAAAATGAATTTGCCATTTGTTCCCTTTTACGTTAGATAGTGAGAGGGGTATTACCCCCTCCCACCAATCATTAACTACGCAAGCTGATCTCGATCAACTTCATCCGCCTCTTCTGCATAACCATTTACATCAACAAGACATGCGTAAACTCGCAGCCTTCCTTCAGTAACGTCAGCAGATGAAGCAATGAGCTTAACATCAATCGTGTCGGTAGTGGTTACAAAACATTCCCACAAAGAGTCAGCACCAGTAATAACATCATTGGCCTGACCGTTTGTTCCTTCAGCGAGAATACCTGTTGAGGTAACATCTCCACCATCGATGATGTCATCACCTTCAGCAAAATCAATATCTACTGTTGGGGAACTACCATCAAAGGCTTTAAGAACTTCCGCTCCAGCAAACAACACAAAAGTATTTGCAGGAATTTCTAGAAGCTGGAAAATATCACCATTAGTACAACTATAGCCATCTGCAGCAAGAGCGTCGATGTCGAGAATAGCATCGACCATTCTCATAGCACTTCCTCGACGAGTAGCTTGCAAAGTTGCAATAGAGTCGGCACTTACGCCAGTGGTTGATTTTAGTGTCATATCAAAAGTTGCCATTGTAATACCTCCTCTATGCTATATTGTATTTCGCTGTGGCAATTGCTTCAGGTCGTAGAATCTTACGACCATAAAGGTGCATACCACGCACGATGTCAGCAAAGCTATCAGGATCACGATACGTTTCCGTCTTAGTGATCTGGCTTGCGGTTGCAATAGCAGAATTATGTCCACCAACAATCACACCATAGTTGGAGTTCTGATTCGCAGTACCAGAGGTACCTGGACCAGTGCCAACAGCAGGAAGGTTGTTAGAAACATAAACCCTAAAGCCGTAAAGATTATTTAGTGCAAGACCATTGCGAAGGCCACCGGCCTCGCCAAAGTCCTGATTGAGAAGTCGGAAATCCTCAT